GCCGCAGCTAGGTGCTCCTGAGATACCCTTCATAATCATACTCCGTTAGGTCTAGGTGACATAAAATTGGACTCTCTACCGCCTACTTGAGAGCCGTCTGGCAGTATGTTCTTAGGGGCAGGGCCTTGCGTCATGCCCTGTGGGGCACCACCCATAGCCTCAGCTTGAATTTCTGCTGTCATTGCTAGCTGTTGCTGCAACTGCGCGATCAACTGCTGCTGTTGTTGAATAACTCCCATCTGGAAGTTGTCCGGCACGATCTTATCTACGTTACCCGACAAGTTACGAGCCGCATCACGCAAAAGTTCAGCAGTGCCATTTAAGCCAACGATCTGTTGTGCTATTGGACTGTTCAGAACGAGTTGCAAGAACTCAGTGCGACGGATCGCTTCAGCTTCTTTAACAACCAACGCCTGAGCACCTTTAGCGACAATGTTCACATCACCAACCAACTCTGGGTCTTTGCTGTAGCGTAAGTTGTCTTGATACAGACGCTCGACAATCGGAATAATGATGTGCTGATCGATGTTGGAAATAACCTGCTTGATACCTTTACCAGCGTTGGAAATCAGCATCGACAAACCAGACGATGTGCGACCTGCGCCAGCTACGTGTTCACCCGTCATGTAACGAGGAATCATCGTGTCTTCATCAGCACGAGATGCAAACTTCTCAAACACAGTCATCAACTCAGCAGCATTACTGCCGGGCTGGAAGAACGACAATGGCTGTGAACCATCGTTGTACTCAGATGCTTGGAACTGCCAAACTTTCCATGGGTACATGTTGGTTACGTCTTCACCTGCGGGTATGCGAGAAATATTCACCGCCACCTGTGGACCAGACGAGATACCCATGTTATTGGCCAGTGCGCGACCAGCACCGTTGACCATATCTTGTGAGTCCATACACAAGTCAGCTACGCCTTTGCCATCAACAGCGCCGGGCAAGTTTTCATAGCTGGTTAGGTAGTATGGCTTGCGTCCCAGTGGGTCGTAGTTCAACACAGCACGAATGACGGTGTTGCCGATCAACCAAACTTCGCATGGGTATGACAACTGAGGATCAGGAATCTCTTTAGGGTCCATGCCCCAGTCGATCAACATTTTGCCCTGTACTGTGTCCCACAATTGCAGAGCGTCTACTAAGTCTTCTGTGTGCAACGTGTATGTGAGGTTCTTGCCCTCTGCAGTTGCTTTTGCTGAGTCAGTCCACAACCACTCTTTCAAATTGCCGATGGTGAACTCATCTAACACTGTGCGTATGGCTGCTTCGCTGTAGCCTTCTACACCGATCAGTGCTTCCAAATCTTCACGAGTCATCTTGTGGCGTTCGATGATGAAACCATCACCTAAGTTCCACGACCATGGTGCCCAATAAATCATGAATGGATCAACACGTTCCCACTCATTGCGAATCTCTTCTACAGTCTGTAGTTCGCCATTTATAAATTTCAACATCTTGCGACGACGTTTTACTGGACCCTTCATTACGCCGTATGGGAACGTAACGATGTCATCCAAGAACTCATTAAACGCTGCGTGGAAGTTACCTTCGACAAGCTGATCTTCCATCTTGTCAGCCATGCGATCAACACGCTTACGAGCTTCGTCTTTCATCTCGCGCATCGTCTGATCTTTCATCGACGACGCTGCTTGCTTTAGCTGATCTTCTGTTGGCTGAATACCTTGCGCATACACATTCATCAACTCAGCAGCCATCTTGGCTTTGAGTTCTTCCTGAATATTCTCTGGTAGGTCTGGTATGGGTGTTGGCTCGATGCTCCAAGGACGATCTGAGCCTGTACCTAATAGTGTGTCGCGTAACCAGCTAGTTGCTGCACGACATTTGACTGACGTTAACTGAACAAATATCTCTGAACCGCCTTGCGACTGAATCTCTGCAAGTTTCTCAGGGTCATACTCACCGTTGCGGCGGCGCATACATTTCAACATGCGCTCTTCTAACTCTCGTTTGGCGAGTCTAGAAACCTGCCAACGTTTATTCACATGCGCTGCTAACCCCTGAATAACAGGCTGCGCATTCTGCGCGTTCGCTTCGCGCTGCGTCTCGGCTTCCATGTCGGCGACACGCGCCACGGGCATTAGGGCTAAACCATTCATTTCCTGTCCTTAAACGGACCACAAATCGGGATGCCCCTATGTACCACCGGGGCTTATGGTTGTCAAGTATACACGTAAGCTACGCGTTTCAACTCTTTTCTTGCTTGCACCAGTGCAGTTCCCCTAACATTCATATCTATTATGGCGTCGGCGTACTGATTGGCGTCGTGCACGTGCGAGTACTCGTTCTTGTCTGGAGAGTCTTCCAACTCGCCATTTTTCTTCACTTTATAGCGGTATCCTGACCTAAATCCCTTGATGAGCATCTGACACGCTGGGTCCACTAAATACATCGCTTTGCCCTCTAATTGCTGGGACAGGAGCCGCTCCACCGCCTGAATTCTAAGCTCGGGTTTGTTGGTCGGCGGTTTAACGCATTTGAAACCCGCCGCTTTTAGCGCATCGACAAGCGTCATCTCATTTAGCTGCTGTTTCATAAACCCCGCTGGGTCAGGTGCGCAGAGCATATTAAAACCGGGGTAGTGGTTGGCAACGAACGGGGTGAGCTTGGTTCTTATGAACGTCTCAATCCCCATGTTCTCGGAAGTCAACTCAGCAAGCGTCAGCACACGTCCTCGGGGGTCGCGCTGTTTAAAAACCGCCGCTGGTGTACGTCCAAAGTCGATGCCAATAATGAGTGGGTAGTCGGTCGAGTTGAGTGCTTTGAGAGGACCTTGAGATACGTGGAAGTCGCCCACGAATGATTTCTGATACACAGGTGTGCCAGAGAGCGACCTACCAAATTTGTTATGTATGTAGACGTCCACCCAGTCCTCGGTCTTACCCTCGGTCAAGTTTTCGTAGTACCCATCGATCAGATTCTCCGACCAATCGCACTCTGCTGAGAGCGCCGAAGGCTGTATGAATATTTTCGCCGTCGATGGTGGGACGGACATGTACTCTTCCCAAAAGGTGTCAGCATCTGGTGCGTTAGTCGCTCCCCAAATGTGATGGTTGGGCTTGCCGTTGTCGTCTACACAACCCCCGTTTGCCACGGAGGGATAGCGACCCACTCGACCTTGTAGGGCGTTAAATATGTCGGGGTGAATTTCTCTGTACTCGTCGAGAATACCAAAGGAACATTCGAGGGAGAGCAAGCGGCGGACATCATTGGCATCATCCAGCCCCCTAAACAGGACTTCGCACTCGACATCGTCAAAGCGCAAAAAGAATCTTTTGTCAGTACGCGCATAGGAACCCGCTACACCTTCTGGAAACCATGTCATGAAGGTCGGTATTGTCGCATCAGTAAGCATCTGGTTGGTATTTCGCACTACTACTGCACGGCTACGACGAACACCATCCCGACCCCTCCTCATGTTCTTCGCGTGGTATGCGATTTTCATCATGGCAGCGGAGGATTTGCCGCTTCCGACTGGCCCCGAGACGAGTGATACAAAGGATTCTGACGTTAGGAACCCCACTAACGACTTCGGAGGGGTGTAATTGATCCCGTTCTGGCTCATTCGTAGTAATCCTCACCCGCGTACTCATACTCTTCGTCCTCAGAGAAGCTCAAAATAGGTGCTGTTTGGGCATTTTCTACGGTTTTTTGCTCAATTTCGGTAAAATTGGTCTCTAAAACGATGGTCTCTGCAGGTTTTTCGAGGGTGCTGGGGATGTTGATTGTGATGGAAAACCCGGTGCCAGCCAGCACATTTTGGTCTTTTTTGGGCTTTAAATCGGCCCATTCCACGAAATTTTCATGGATTTTAGCCCTCACAGCAGCTGGAACGTCGGGGTCCCGTGCCATGTGGTAAGAAGTTACGAGTAAGTCCTCTGCAAGAATCTTAGCTTTAGCGGCAAAAGAAAAACCGGAATCGCGCAGCTCGTTGCAATACGCATCCATATACCGCTGAAATTGCGGGTTCTTGGAAATTAAATCGTACTCAGCTTGGGTAACACATTCACCTGCAATAACTTCGTGGGTTGGCCGTTGTGCCCCCACTTGGTTTCTAGCTATGGCAAGCGCGAGTTCCCGCAGAAGCTGATCTGCTTGGATGGCGCTGTTCATGCGCGGAATGTAACAGGTGATTTTTAAAAACACAAGTAAATATTT